ATTCTTACTCCTAATGAATTTAGAGGTAGTCTAGGTTTCAAGCCCGCAGATGACCCAAGAGCCGATATGCTTGTTAATAGAAATATTAATACGGCTGACGGTGAGATGGGCTATGAGCAGTACCCTATGGATTACGAACAATTCGCAAATAATCAGTATGGACAGATGGAAAATATCGATTCTGAACTAGAAGATATGCGAAATATGTATCACGATTCATTATCCCATACAGGCGCTAATGAACCTCCTGGAGGATACGCTTCAAAATATTACGATCCTGATAAAGCTCATGAATATTATGAGAAAACCAAGAAGTTGAAGGGTCGAAGATCCAATGCCGGTCTTAATGAAGAAGGTCAAGCGGTTGCTGAATATATGCGGAAACAAGTTGATGAAGAGCATGCTAAAGAATTGGGGCTTCATACAGAAGAAGCAAAAAGAAAGATAGAGCAACTCGATACGGATCTAGAAACAACGGTTGAGAGTATATCTAATAATCTTTCCGCTGCATTAGAGGCCGCAAGAAACGCAACATCAGCAAACATTGAGACCGCAAAAGCAAGACTTCAAACAGTAATAGCTAATTCTTCTGAACGTATACAGAATCAAGTAACTCAGTTACGTGAAAAGATGGAAGGTGCTCCTAGCGCTGCAGCTAGACGTGGTTTTGAAAATCAGATAGAGCAACTTCAAGAAGTTAATTCTAAGAATAGAGATGCATTAGCCGATCAATTTGCCGAAGAATATGCTACAGCGCAAAGTAATTATGCATCAACCGCTGAACAGTTGTCATCTAGAGCAGAGGAAGATACTGCAAAAGCAAAAGAAGCAACAGAAGCTGGCAAAGAGAATGTAAAAGCTAATTATCAAAAGATAGCAGAAGAATTGGAAGAAAAGTATGGTCAGATTATGGTCGATGAAATGGATAAGATCAGAGCCAATCCTGCATTCCAGGAAGAGAAGAAATCGAAATCATCAAGTAGTTCTAGTAAAACCGGCAAAACAGTCGGCGCTAGTTATTTAAATGCTATATCTGATTATATAAAACGAAATAAAAAGAAGTGATAAAGGAGGAACAAAATGGCAAAATGGGATTTTAGTGGTTATGCCACTAGAAATGATCTCAAGTGCGGTGATGGTAGAACAATTCGTAAGAACGCATTTAAGGATAACGATGGACAGACGGTTCCTTTGGTATGGCAGCACGTCCATGATAATCCAGATAATGTGCTTGGGCATGCTGTACTTGAGAATCGTGAAGATGGTGTATATTGCTATGGTTATCTTAATCATACTCAGCGTGGTGAAGATATGAGAGAGATGATAGCCAATGGCGATGTATCAAAGCTTTCTATATTTGCTAATAAGCTTGTCCAGAATGGCAGTGATGTCATTCATGGATCAATTAGAGAGGTTAGCCTTGTTCTTGCTGGTGCTAACCCCGGAGCATTTATAGATAATATTAGTATTGCTCATAGCGATGGCACATACACGGAAATCGATGATGAAGCAATCATTTATTCGGATTCGGATATTATTCATAGCGATGATGACGAAGATGAAGATGATGAAAATCAAAATGAAGAATCTGAAGACAACGAATCCAAAGATGAAGAGTCCGAGGAAGTAGAACATTCAGATGATAAGGAGGACCAGAAGATGGCCGAGAACGATAAGACTATACAGGATGTTCTTGACTCTATGAGTGAAGAGCAGAAGAACGTTATGTATTATTTGATAGGTGCCGCTCTCGAAGATCAGGGTGGCGAAGCAGAACATGATGATTTAGGAGACGATGAAATGAAAAAGAACATTTTTGATAAAACAAGTGAAGAGCAGAACGATACACTTTCTCATTCCGAGATTGAGTCCATTTTCCAGGAAGCTGTAAATAACAAGGCAAGCCTTAAGGATACATTCCTTGCACATGGTATTGTTAATATTGATTATTTGCTTCCTGAGGCAAAGCTTCTCAATAAGGAACCCCAGATCATTAATGATGACCAGGAGTGGGTATCCGATGTAATGAATTCTGTTCATAAGAGTCCTATGTCCAGACTCAAGACTATCGCTGCTGATATTACAATGGATGAAGCAAGAGCTCTTGGATATGTAAAGGGCAAAAAGAAGGATGAGGAGCAGTTCGGTCTCCTTAAGAGAGAGGTAACTCCTCAGACAATCTACAAGCTTCAGAAGTTTGATAGAGATGATATTCTCGATATTACAGATCTCGATGTAGTAGCTTGGGTTAAGTCCGAGATGAGAATTAAGCTTAAGGAAGAGATTGCAAGAGCTATCCTTGTTGGTGATGGCAGAGCTAACTCAGATCCTCACAAGATCAAGGAAGAGAAGGTTATCCCGATTTACAAGGATGTTTCTCCTCTTGTTGGTTACGATTCTCAGCTTAATGGTCATAATATTTCTTCTGCTACATTCGCATATAGAAGAATTATTGAGGTTCCTTCCAATGCAACAGCTGCCGATAAGGCTGAACTCCTTATTGATGAGGCAGTTAGAGCTCGTGTAGATTACAAGGGTTCTGGTTCACCTAAGTTCTACACAGGTCCTTCTAGACTTGCTGAGATGCTCCTTATTAAGGATTCTATGGGCAGAAGGATTTACGATTCTGAGACATCTCTGTCCACAGCTATGAGAGTTCGTGGATTTACAGAAGTTCCTATGTTCGACAACATCACAAGAGTTGAAGACGAGGGTGAAGAGACAGAGAAGACTTTCGAGCTTGCTGGTATCATCGTTAACCTTGCAGACTATACAATCGGTATGGATAAGGGTGGCGAGACAACACTCTTCGACGATTTCGATATTGATTACAACAAGTATACATATCTGTTGGAGACAAGACTCTCTGGTATGCTTACAAAGCCGTTCTCTGCTATCATTTTGGAGTTCACAGCTGCATCATCCGAAGGCTAATAGGAGAAAATCAAAATGAGTAAGTATTGCGGAAATATTGGTTATAGAGAAACCGTTGAGGTAGACACTGATATTTGGGAGGATAAGATAACACCGCATAAACATTATGGAGATGTTATAAAAAACACATCGAGAATGGTTAACGGCGAAAACACCACTATAAAGACTCCTCAATGTAATAACTCTTTAAGTATAGTAGGCGATCCTTACGCTTTTGAAAACTTCCATAATATAGTTTACGCGACGTTTATGGGTACAAAATGGACAGTAACTAATGTAGATGTCCAATACCCAAGACTTATATTGACTCTTGGGGGTGTTTATAATGGCGAAGAATAGATATACTCTTAGTAGAGAATTACATGATATTTTAGGATCTAAAAATGTCTATTATAATCCCCCCGAGGGTCAAAAAATGAATTTTCCTTGTATTGTATATAATCGTACTTATATAAATGATATAAAAGCCGATAATATTAAATATTTGGATTATACAACATACAAAATAATAGTGATTAGCAAAAGCCCTGATCATCCGGCGATAAAGAAGATACTTCAAATACCGATGACTAGGCTTTCTGCTAGTTATGTAAAAGATGGTTTTTACCATGATGTGATAACATTAATACAGAAAGAGGTACAAACAAATGGCTAAATTGCTTTGGGATCAGATCGGCGAAAAGTTTTACGAGACAGGTGTCGATCATGGTATTTTGTTCGTTAATGATGGCGGTTCATATGGCGAGGGTGTCGCTTGGAATGGTCTTACAGCCGTAACTGAGTCTCCTTCTGGAGCAGAGGCTTCACCTATTTATGCAGATAATATTAAGTATTTGAATCTGTATTCCGCAGAGGAATTCGGATGTACAATTGAGGCTTATACATATCCTGACGAGTTCGGTGTATGTGACGGTTCAGCAGATATCGCTAAGGGTGTAAGTATCGGACAGCAGGAAAGAAAGTCTTTCGGTTTTGCTTATAGAACAAGACTTGGTAACGACTCGGAAGGTGATTCTTATGGTGAGAAGATCCACCTCATTTATGGTTGCCGTGCTTCAACCACTCAGAAGGGATATTCTACGGTTAATGATTCTCCTGAGGCTATTAATTTCTCTTGGGAAGTTACAACAACTCCTGTTCCGGTTAAGGGGTTCAGGCCTACAGCTAATGTAATTATCGATTCTACAAAGACAGATGAGGCAAAGTATAAGAAGCTTCTTGCTATTCTCGAGGGAAGTGATGATACGTACACAGAGCTCGAAACAGTTCCTGAAGACTGGTCGACGAATTATGCTAATTATTACACAAAGGACGGTACTGGCAAGTATATTGCCGTTACTGGTAATGTCGCTCCTACTTTCTCCGAAGGTGAGTATTATTCTAAGACAGCTGGTGCTGCTTCTAGACTTCCTCTCCCTGAAGAGATTATGGACCTCATGGCTGCTGGCTAATAAAATCAATTTATATTTTTTGGGGTATTCAGTTCGGCTGGCCCCTTATTTTTATTATTTTTAAAAGGAGACCAAAATTATGTATAAGAAGACAATAACATATACCGATTATAATGACGTGGAAAGAACAGAGGACTTCTATTTCAATCTTTCAGAAGTAGAACTTACAGATATGGAATTGAGTGTAAAGGGCGGATTTAAGGCAATGATTGACAAGCTCGTAGAAGCTCAGGATACAGCTGCACTTGTTAATATTCTCAAGGATATTATTATTAGATCATATGGTATTAAGTCTGAAGATGGTAGAAGATTTATTAAGAAGCCCGAGTATGTTGAGGAATTCATGGAGACACCCGCTTATGGTGCGCTTTATATGGAATTGGCTACTAACGAAAAAGCAGCGGCTGAGTTCATCAATAAGATAGTCCCTTCGAAGCTGGCAGCTCAGGCAAAAGCTAAAGTAGAAAATTTGACGGCTGGTAATACCCCGTCCGTAACATAATGTTAGAAATTTGTGTCGACCCACCGGAAGCATTTAATGAGAAAACACAAGAATTTGTAAAAATACAGCCAGTAACTTTACAATTAGAACATTCTTTAATCTCCATATCAAAATGGGAATCAAAATGGCATAAACCATTTCTCCAGCATACTAATGATTTATCGCAAGAAGAAATCATAGATTATATTAAATGTATGACAATATCACCCGGAAAAGTAGATGACAAAGTATATTATATGATGTCTCAACAGAATATTAATGATATTGTAGATTATATCCAAAATCCTATGACCGCTACATGGTTTAAGGAAGAACCGAATAAATCAAAGTCAAAAGATATAATAACATCAGAATTAATATATTACTGGATGGTAGCATTACAAATCCCATTTGAATGCCAGAAGTGGCATATAAATAGACTCCTAACATTAGTTAGAGTATGTAATGCGAAAAACGAGGAGTCGACATCTAAGAATAAAATGAGTAAACGAGAACTCATGAGTAGAAACGCCGCTCTCAATGCACAAAGAAGAGCTAAGTTAAACTCGAAAGGATAAATAATATGGAAGAATTAGAGCTTATAGATAAACTCGAGTTCAAAGATGATGAGTTTGTTGAAGAACTTAATGGAAGAGAAGTAGATGAGCCTATAAGAGAGAAACCTCAGAAGGCAAAAAACGCAGCAAAAATGAATTATACGAATAGCCCGTTGGTAACATATACAAGGTTGAGCCCTTGTAAGAATTCTCCTAGAAATCATACAATAGATACCATTACAATTCATTGTATGGCCGGTAACATGACAGTAGAGTCATGTGGAGCACTATTCTCGAAGTATTCAAGGCAGACAAGTTCTAACTATGGAATTGGTTCCGACGGTAGAATCGCTCTTTATGTTAATGAATCAGATAGATCATGGTGCACATCGAATAGAGCAAATGACCATCGAGCTATTACTATTGAAGTTGCAAATGATGGCGGAGCCGAGACCGGGTGGCACGTATCAGATAAGGCATATGCATCACTTATTAACCTTGTAACCGATATTTGTAGGAGAAATAATATCCCCGAATTGAGGTGGAAGGCCGATAAGAATCTTATAGGCCAGGTTGATAAGCAGAATATGACTGCCCATAGATGGTTTGCAGCTAAGGCGTGCCCGGGCGATTATTTGTATAATTCATTTGGTTCTATTGCTGAAGAAGTAAATAAGAGACTTAAGGGTGAAGTATCCAAACCGGCAACAGAAGATAAGGTAGAACCTTTTACATCTTTTAAGGTTAAGATATCTATCGCGAATCTTAATATTCGTAAGGGTCCTGGATCTAACTTTGAAAGAACTGGTCATTATACTGGGAAAGGTGTATTCACAATTACAGAAGTAATCGATGGTAAGGGGTCCAAGACTGGTTGGGGAAAACTCAAATCCGGTGCCGGTTGGATCTGCATGGATTACGCTAAGAAACTTTAATATTGTAGGAGGGTATATCCATGATTAGGATATCCAGTAGAGGTAATTATAGTAAAACTATAAATTATTTGAAACATATAGATTCTAATGTGGATATATCCTCCGTTTTAGATAAGTATGGAAAAATGGGTGTTGAACGCTTATCTGAGGCAACCCCTGTAGAATCTGGAATTACTAGAGATTCTTGGGGATACGATATTGTTAAAAATAAACAAGGTTATAAAATTAATTTTTATAACACAAATCAACACCTTGGTTATCACATAGTTGTATTATTACGATATGGCCATGTTACTGTAGATGGTAGATGGATCAATGGAAATGATTTTGTCGAGCCTGTAATGCAACAATTATGTGAAGAATTACAAGCAGAATTCTAAAAGGAGGTATGTATGTTTAATTCAGATGATAAAATAGTTTCAATTTCATTTGATAATAAGAAATTTTTAGATGAAGTACAAAATACTATAAATGCGTTAGAGCGATTAAATGATGCTACTTCCGGTAAGAATTTAAAAACTAATGGGATAGAAAACTTAACTGGTGCATTTACAAATCTAAGTAGAAGCGCAACATCTAATATAGATTCTATAAATCGCGCAGTTAGCGATACTAGTTCATATTCTAAATTATCTAATAGTGTAGAAGAATCTGGTAGAAGTTTTTCTGCTTTGGAGATAGTTGCGGTTGGCGCATTGATGAATATTGGAGGAGCGGCCGTAACTCTTGGCAGTAAAATAGCAAGTAGTTTAACGAGAGGAATACGAGATGGTTGGGGTGAGTATAATCTTTTGATGGATTCCACCCAAACAATCTTAGCAAACACTCAGCGTTATGGCACTACAATGGGTGATGTAACTGCTGCATTGGATGAGTTAAACACATACGCGGATAAGACGATATACAATTTCTCGCAGATGACTCGTAATATTGGATATTTCACAACTGCTGGACAGACTCTTGAAGATTCAGTTACGGCTATTAAAGGAATGTCCAATTTAGGTGCATTTTTCGGAGCTAATAATGAAAATGTAGCCCGTGCTACATATCAGATGTCGCAGGCAATGTCAGCAGGCATCATTAAGTTAATGGACTGGAAATCCTTGGAGAATAACATGATGGGAGGTGCAGCATTACAGGATGAGTTGATAAATACAGCTGCTGTAATGTCCGGCATGTCCGTAGACGCTTTTAAAGAATACATCGGATATTCTAAAGGATTCAGAAATACACTGGAAGCTAACTGGTTAACAGCAGATGTTTTCCGAGAAACATTGAGAAAATTTGCTGGTGAATCTAGAGAATATTGGGAATCATTAACGGCTAGCAATGGCGAAAGATTATATTCTGACGAAGAAATAGACCGTATTATGCGTCTAGGAGAAACCGCAGAGGAAGCCGCAACTAAAGTTAGAACTTTTAGGATGATGATAGATGCTTTGTCAGAATCTATAGGTTCTGGCTGGGCAGAAACATTTAGAATATTAATCGGCGATCTTGAACAGGCTAAAGAATTTTGGACTCCTATAAATGACTTATTAGCTGGTGAAAATGGAATAATAAGCAGTATAGGCCAATGGCGTAATACCGTTTTAAGAGCATGGGCCGATGTTTATAGAGATATTTCTGTAAATGATCTTATGGTCGGCCTCAATGCTATCGGAGATATTTTTAAAGCTATAGGAAATGGCATAACTAGTGCTTTTGGTACTACCGATGAAATTGCTAATAAAATAGGAACTATAACTGAGGCGTTAGGTGATTTTGCTTATACTTTACGTTTGGATGAAGATGAACTACAAGATGTTTCGGATTTGGTGGAAGGATTAATATCTCCTTTCATGATATTTGCTGATATAATAAATGAATTAGCAGTAAGTTTATTTAATTCGACCGTTAGACTCGGCGATTTTACGAATAGTGGCAATTCGTTAGCTGATAAACTAAAACCGATACGTAAAGTAATATTAAATATAGTTGGCGCTTTCGGAAGATATTTAACCGCTATTACTAATTTTATTAGAAG